CGTCTGTTTGAGCACTATATATAGCATATTGTGAGCCTGATGGAAGTTTGTACCTATCTAGATATGCTGATGATGTTGCAAATGTTGCTGTAGGGTATTGGTATCTTGCAGCAAATGCTATTCTTGGAATTGAAGACTCTTTATATTCTGGTTGTAGATTTGTACATACGATGTTGTATGGTTCATTTGTATCTATATTAGGTAGTGTTGAGTTTGTAACGCTTTCGTTAAACTTAGCTTCAACAACTGGTGAATATATAGTATGTGTATCCTTACTAAAGAATTTAATGCTATTAAAGCTTGATAAAGAGCTTTCGTCTACATACTGTTTCTTTATAATAAAACCTTGAAAATAGATTGATCCAGATTGTACTTTACGAATTATAGCACTTACATCCATATCCACATCTGCTGCTTTATAGCTAAAAGATTGTGATGCTGCAGACGATGTATACCACACTCCACCTCCTCTGGTGGTCGTAAATGATCCAGTACTTAGTGGAGCATATGATGAGGTAGGCCATTGTGATAATGCATCCAACTTTCCACTTCTATAATACCAACTTACACCTTCTGTAGTTTCTGGCAAATTACCATATCGGCCAATTCCCATATTCCAACTCTGTGAAATAGCCCAACACTCTAAGGTATAGTCTAGTGGTATTTCTTGCTCCTCAGTAGCGTATAGCTTTAGGTTCCAAGTAAAATTATTAGGATTAAGTCCTAAGTCAACTATACTAGCTGACATTGCTGGATAATCAAAATCTATCAGTATTCTCGAATTATAACTACTAGTATTATCAATTAATTTTGATAACTCTAAAACAGCATCTAATCCTGTATTCTTTTGAGGATACCTTTCGTAGATTGTTGCGTCTTTTTTTGGATAAAATCTTAGTATCATGTTAGAATGTTGCTATGCGTCCTTTAATGTCGTTATCTGGGAACTTTACTTCAAAAATTGCTGGGTCTAGGCTTGGATAAATAATACCATTTCTAGTTGCAGCTTCTATATTATATACTACATTACTGTAGTCTTGTAATTCATCATTTAGGTTTTTAATTCGTACACCAGTTACGGTTTGTACACCCTTTGCTCTTAGTAGTATATTATAAATGTCGCCATACACTATTGGTTGATTAATTTGCCATTTATCTATCTCAAAGAACTCTTTTAATAGCGTAATGCAATTTAGTATCGCTTCATTTGCATTAAAGCTGGGTAATGCAATAATATCAAAATCAACTCCTATATTAATAATGTAAGCATTTCGTATATTGATACTATCAGTCAACATCCTATATTGTGATAGGTATGTTTTTAAGTTTTCTTTTATTGCGCGGTTTGCTGTTATACACTGCTTGTTGTTGTTGTATCCTAACACATACATATTCATAGCTAAGGGATTAGCTACTGTGTCATCAACTTCTGACGTTCCTATGTTTGCCTGCTCATCCGGTGTGATAAACACTTTAGCCACACTTCCATATACATTTGGCATAGCATAGGCTCTTACAATATAATCTTCTCTTGTTACAGCTCTATTTTGTGATGTAAATTGTGCTAATGTGTTTTGTTTTATCTCATCTAACGTTTCTAAACTTCGTCCACCCATTGCTGCAGTGGAATTATTAATTGCTAAAGAGTTAAGAATGTTTGCGTTTAATGTTCCGGTTGATGATGGAAAGTTGTCTGTATTGGTACTTGTTGCTACTATCTCTGTAATCGTATTACTTGGTACATTGGAGATTATTCCTCCACCAACTAAGTAGGTAACTGTTAATGTTGTATTTGATGGTGCAATTCCATAAGCTGTTGTGAATATTGGAGATTGTGGATCAATAGAAACATCAATATCATCTTTTCCAGTTGGAAGTTTTAGTCCAATATTTTCAGGTGTAGCTAATAATTCTTCATCTGGTGATGATGATACGCCTGCTCCAAATTGAATCTCCAATCCCGTTTCAGTTACTCTTGCCACAAACCGACGAGGTACTCTTTTAAGTTTGAGTAGGTATGGTGTTTCTTCACTATACACTGCTGCATCTGGATCATTGAACCTTGTGTTTTGTACTTTTTCAAAAATAGTATCTTGAGCTAAATAAGGTACTTCGTACCAGGTATTACCATCTGCATCGACAATACTATCAATTCCAATTAGAGTACTATCCTCTATTTGAAATTTGAAAAACTTTTGAGTGCCACCAACCACTATGTCTACGGTTTTTGGTTGTGCAGAAATTGCCTTTACTGTCTTCTTAGCTAGATAGTAGTTTGGTGCATTATTATTATCTACTGTATATATTGAAATCTCAGTTGGAGAATATATGTTATCAACAGAGAAATCAACATCCTCTTGTACTAAGAACTCAACATTGCCTGCTGTACTTCTACCTCTCATTCCAGCTGGAACTTTAAGTGCATATCTCATATCATGCACAATGCCCGCATCTTGACTTCCAGAAGCAGGGAATAACTGATACACGTCTATATCTACTTGAGATGGAACGCTAATCTTTGGTTTATATCCCATAGCAGCTGCTATAGATAATATATTTCTACGCTCTGTAGCGTGTAGTAATAATGTTTCTTTAAATTCAGAGTCAATGTAGTAATTAAGAACATCACCAATATACGAAGCCATCTCAATAAACATCATTCCTGGTGATGCTTCATTAAAGTCGTTATAGGTGTCTGGGTAGTAGGTTTTTGTAAACTCCACTAAACCCTTCTTTAGGGAGTCAAAATCCCTTCCTAAGTACTTTATATCTTTTGATGTCGTTTTTGAAATGTTAGCCATTCTGTTGTGTGTTTATGATCTCAAGTTGTATTGATCTCGTGTCTACCTGATTACCCGCAAGACTAATAGATAATACTATATTTACGCGGTTAGCGTCGGTATCTTCATCAATGGTAAACTTATTAATAAATATGTAAGGTAACCAATATTCAAAGCTTGTTCTAATGCGATTTTCGATATCCACCATTAGCTCCTCTGTTATGTTTTGAAATAATGTTTTACGTAAATCACAACCAAAGTCTGGTTGCATTACACGCTCTCCTCTATTTGTTAGTAATAAGTTTTTTGCATTTGCTACAGCTTGATCTATTGATAAATAATTTAGTTTGAAAGAAGTTCCCGAACTAGAGTTCATAGGTAAATCAATACCAATCGCTGTATTCAGTTCAAAATCAATCGGGTTTATTCTTACTTCTATTGCCATTATCTACCCATACTATGTTGATCAGCTGCTTTCAATACTGCTGAATAATCTTTCATAAACGCTCTTGTTGGATCGCTATATCCACCAGCCTCTGGAAGTGGTGCATCATCATCCATCATTGCAGATAGACTTGACATACTTTGTACTCCCATTTGAGCATGATCTGCTGTAAGAGCTCCTCCATTCATATCTGGCCATTCCTCTTCCTCTTGTGGTTGTGCTATCATTGATTCATATGTTTCGTTTAACAAACCTGCCAATGGACCTTCAAATATTGGAGGTGTAATTGCCGGCTTTCTTGTTGGAGCTGGTACCTTTGGTGTTTTGGCTGGCAATCCTTGTCTAAGGGATGCGTTCAATCCTCCTTGTTGTGCGGTTTCCTTCAGAAGTGGTTTAATCGTTCTTAGTTCTTCTCGAACAATTGAACGAACTTCTTCGCGTATAACCTTGCGCATTAAATTTACAAAATCAGATGCTTTCATGTTGTTTTTATATATAAATAGTTACGTTTTTAGATGTAGCCTTGAAATGGTATAGGTGGTATTCCAGTATTTGCTGGTGGTATTATAAGTCCAGTCATTGTCTTAAGTTGAAGCTCTAAACTAGTAGCAATCTCTTGTACGAGTCCCGTTGCTCCATCCTCCGGCAGCGCTTTAATTTTCTTAAATGCTCCGATGTTTAGTGTTAAGTGAGTTGATCCGGTACTACCTTGCCAGGTTGTTCCAGTCCAAAAGGCTCGTGCAGCTAGATCTAAAGCAATTCCCATAAATATTGCTTCTACATTGACGAGTTTATCTTTTATTTTTTCTAAATCAATATCATGTGCTTCTGCAATTTCTTCTAATTTTTTCTTAATTAAAGCTTTTTGTTTAGCAATAAACAACTTTATATTCTTATTAAGGAATAAGAAAAATTGATCTGTTAGTTCGGTTAACTCTGACAATAAAAAGGCTACTAAGGATTGCTTCCTATCTATACACAGTCTCCATTCCTCCATCTTTTTGTGGTGCTTTGGATTATTTCCTATTGGATTTTCTGTGTAAGTTTTAATCAACTCTAGAGTTTTACCTAGATACTTGGTTTCTAATCTACTCAAAAACCCAAACACTTCTAGGCTCTGAAATGCTTGTGATATTTTTGTAACCGCTTCAGCACTTCTTACTATATTAATAACTGCCTTACCTAAAGCTTTTGGATCTTTTATTGGTGTATTAAATATTAACATAAGTTGATTCCATCCTGCTGCATAAGGAGCACCACTTTGTTT